AGGCGAGGGCAGCGGCAGTCTCCGCCATCGCGGGGATGACCTTCCTATTCTGGAATCCCAATGTCAGCTATGCAGAGCGCGTATCGCTAGATAAGTTTCATCAAAATACAAACATCCCCCAGCGTAATTGGGCCATAGATCAGGCGAACAAGGCGGCTGTCCGGACTTATCCATATTTCTTTTACACCACGCCCCAGAGCTTTCCTGAAGCCACTACTTTAGATAAATGGTTCAGCCAGGCATACCAGCCAAATAGGCCTGTGCATGGGACGCCAGATACTAGTGTCTATCCAGCCATAGTCGCCGCGCCAACTGAAGTAATTACCGTTGATAAATGGTTTCATCAGACGACTCAGCCGGTCTTTAGAACCCCAAGATCCATTTTCATTGGCGTCGCCTGGGACCCTACCTCTACATTTGCAGAGACTCCGACTCTTGACAAATGGTGGAAACCAGCCAGTGAACCGACACGTCTTTATCCCCGCAATATTCCCTATAGTGGATTCTTTCCACCGCAGTTTACTCTCGCTGAAACTGTCACAATAGACAAGTGGTTTCAGCAAACTGCCCAGCCAATATTTAAATCGCCACGACCTACATTTGTAGACTTTGCCTGGAATCCAAATATATCATTTCCAGAAAGAACGACACTGGATAAATGGTTTTATCAAACGGCACAACCTCTATTTAAAATTCCCACCCCTATTTTTACTGGAGTCGCGTGGGACCCCAATACTATATTTGAAGGAGTTACAACTCTCGATAAATGGTGGAGACCGGCAAGTGAACCCCTCCGACCATTAAAATCCGTTCTACAAACAAATCAAGTATCTCCTGTCCAATTCACGCAGGCAGAGACCATCACTGTTGATAAGTGGTTTCATCAAACTGTTCAGCCTATTCTTAAACTTCCACGCTTTACAGCCTACGAGCAAGCATGGAACCCAAATGCTCTCTTTGAGGAACGGGCTACATTAGATAAATGGGGGCAGCCCACTAATCAGCCTACAAAAAACTCAGTTCTGTCTAGGGTTGTTTCTTCTGAGCAATTTCAATCATTTTTTCCTCCTGTTCAGGAAATAGTCACTATAGACAAGTGGTTTATGCCAGCCAGTGTTCCCGTAAGGCAGGTGGTTCAAGTTCCCCTTCACATGGAGGGGCTGCAATCTGTGGAGTGGAGGCAGATTCAAATAGTTTATGTCTACGTATATAAAACGGTCGTATACCCAAGGACACGCAGATAACTAAACGGGCAAGGCCCGGGAAAACAGGAGAAATAAAATGGAAGATGAAAAGAAAGAAGACACGTTCGAATTACCGCCTGAACCAGAGGTTAAGGCTCAACCCGCTACGCCTACCCGAACAGAACTGAAGGAGAAGGGCTGGAGCGCGAGCGAGATGGACGCCGCGGAGAAGCGCGGGATGGTGGACACGCCGGAGGCCCGCGCGAAGAAAGAGGCGGACACGAAAGCCAAGGCTGATGCCGAGACTAAGGCCAAATCGGAAGCAGATGCCAAGGCCAAGGCAGACGCGGACGCCAAGGCTAAGGCGGAGGGCAGGGGCAAGGAGGGCGATGAGGGAGGCGCGAAAAAGAAGTTTGAAATTAAACCCTCCAGCCTCCCGGACTTTACATTTAAGACTCCTGAGCAGGAGAAGGCGTTCCTCGATGCGTTCGGGCCTGGCACCCCGCAGAGGGCCATGTACTTTCGCATGAAGAACGAGCGGTCCGCCAGGCAGAGCGAGAAGTTGGCGCGCGAGGCGGCGGAGAAGCGGGCCGCCGAGCTGGAGGCTGAGAACAAGGTGCTGAGGGCGGGGAAAGAGACGCCTGAGCCTGAGGTTGACGCTGAGGGGAATGTTATTGATCCTGAGGAGAAACCCCTGACGCTTAAGCAGCTTAACGCGCTTAGAAAGCAAGAGGCTGAGGAGATTGCGAAGAAGGAACGGGAGCTGACTGACAAAGCCAGGGTTGTGGCCGACGCGCAAAAGACTCAGGAAGAGTACGCGCAATCTATTTATCCTGACTTCGATGAGACTGTGACTAAGGCTAAGGATTTAATCAATAATCTTGAGACCTTAGTCCCAGATCGCTGGAAGCAGACGAAGATTGTTAAGCTCATCCGAGACCTTCAAATAGCAGCCGCCAATGCCGATAAACTGGATTTGGACGAGTATCATGCCTCAATCATAGCCTATGAGATTGGGCAGATGCACCCAGACTACGGCAAGAAAGCCGACGAAACCCGTGATGAAAACAACGGCGGGGACGCCGACAAAGACGGGAAGCGCAAAGACCCGAGCAAGGCGAACGGGGGCCAAAAGCTGACCCCGGAACAGATGAAGCGCATTGAGGAAAACACCCAACGCAGGACGTCTAGTGCCTCGGTGAAGGGCGGCGAGAAGAGGACGATCACGGTAGCGGACGTGGATCTTTCCACGCTGAATAAAATGACTTACACGGAGCGGCAGCGATTCCGTGAGAAGCATCCCGACGAGTATGCTAAACTAGTGCGGGGTTAAACTAAAGGAGAGACTAGTCTATGGCTAACACAATAACCATCGACGCGCTTCGTCAAGAACTCTGGTCAAAAGAGCTTCTCGACGACGTGATGCGAGATGTAAAAAACATCATGAGGTTCATGGGTGAGGACGGGAACAACGTCATCCAGGTGAATCGTGATCTAGAAAAAAGCAAGGGCGACACCGAGACCTTCGGACTGGTTGCCCGGCTGGCAAGCGACGGGGTGACTGGCGACGACGAACTGGAGGGCAACGAAGAAGCGATGACTTCTTACAACCAATCAGTTTTGATCGACCAGATCAGAAACGCGGTCCGCCTGAAGGGCAAGCTGGACGCCCAGAAGGTCGTGTATGACCAGATCAAGGTGGCTCGGGGGAACTTGCAGACATGGATGAAGGAATTCATCGCCCGCCAGTTCTTCCTGAAGCTGGGCGGGGTGACAAACCTCGGCCTCACGGACACCAATGGGAATGTCATTGGTGGCCGCGCCCTCTGGTCTAATACGCCTGCGTTCATCCCGAACGCAGACGAGGCAGCCGGAGTTGGGTCGCGGTACCTCTGCATAAATACGGGGGGAACCGATGCCATGACCTCGGCGGATAAGCTGACGCTGGACTTCGTGACTAATGCGGCGACATTGGCACGACTGGCCACGCCACAAATCCAGCCTTTGTCTATGGATGGAGAAGACTTCTACGTCATGTACGTTCACCCGTACTCGGCGCGGGATATCCGAAAATCCTCAGACTGGAAAACCTCCCAGCAACAGGCGCGAGAGCGGGCGGCGACAAACCCCTTGTTCCGCGGGGCATTGGGCTACTGGTCCAATGTGCTTCTACTGGAGAATGAGTATGTACCATGGCTGGACTTCACTAAGTTCGGCAGTGGTCTTCGCTCATTTAGGGGGACAAGCGGCTCAGACGGACTCGTCAGCACGGCCCGCAATCTTCTCTGCGGACGTCAGGCGATTCTCTACGCGCAGGCCTCGAACCCTGAGGCCCTGGTGGTCGAGACTTTCGACTACAAAAATAAGGATGGCGTCGCGGCGTCATTCATCGGTGGCGTGCAGAAGACCCTGTTCAACTCCAAGGAGTTCGGAGTTGTCGTGGTCGATGCAGCGGCCGTCTAAAAGGAGGCCTTATGGCGGCTGTAACTGGAGTAAAGGTTTATAAAGGTGAACTGGCTGGTAACACCCAGTTCCTGGAAATCACAGGAACGCTTACCACCTCGGTGGATACTATCACGCTGACATCAGCCGTGCATGGTATTTCACCAAGTGCAGTGCTCACTGTTGTGGCGGATAAGATCGAGACAGGCATGGCGGCTGGGTTTGCAGAACTGCAAACCACTGTTTCAGGATTCGTCATTACAGTGTCGAGCTTCAATGCCGCAGGTGCGGTGGCCACGACATTCGGAGCTATCCGACTGCTCGTGAAGGTTGTAGAACCATAAGCCATTAGCTGAAGAAACGAGGCAGGGGTAGCTAACCTCGTGCGTTAAAAACCCCATAATATTTCTGGAGGGTTGATGAAAAAATTCATTTTATATTTACTTCTCTTGCCGGCGGTGGCGGGCGCGGACGTCACCTCCATAGTTACGTTTCCAGCAGGCCAGAACAAGCAGATACAGTTTAATCAGCAGAATCGGTTCGGCGCCGACTCGACATTAATTTTTTCCACCAGCACCAAATTTCTGTCTGTTCCAGGCATAGCCGTTTCAACGCTAACCCTTAATGGGGTCACCTATACTTTTCCGGCGACACAAGGAAATGGCGGGCTTTTTCTCAAGAATGATGGGGCTGGCGGGCTTACATGGGACGCCCCCTTTCAGGCTATCTCCGGCTCAGGTGCATCGTTTGCAGTAAATGATGGAGCCGTCCAGATTAGTAGCCCTACAAGTACTATTAAATTTAGTCCTACGCAGTTTATTATATTCCTCCAGGATACAACTACAGCTTTTGTCTCTCTGGACCCGATTGTGACCCAGTTGGGGTCTGACATAGATTTGTCCGGGGTTGAGGCTACAGGTAACCTTCCTGCTGCGCGTATAGCAGCCGGTACGCTTGGAACTTCTGTCATAGCATCCTCTATAGCCGTTAACGCAGTTCAAGACGCTTCAATTGTGGGCGTGACTGGCAGTAAAGTATCAGGAAACATTCCAGGTAACGCCGTTGGAATTACTGGGACTGTTAATATATCGCAGGTCATAGGCGCGGTCACTGTCTACCCAGCTACTGCCACAGCCACATTTCCCTATGGTGTGCACATGAGCACGGCGGATGTTGATACATTTTTAGGCGTGGGTGGCGCAGTTCAATCTGGCTTTTTAGAGCCGTTTCAAGTCACCACTAATTGCCCAGGATGCGTAAATCTTCTAGGTAATTTTCAGACGACGGGTGGTGCTGATTTTAATTTTATATCTCTTGCCAACGGTACAGGTCAATTAAATACCTACATTGAAGGGGTGGCAGGGACATTAGCTACTGGCTCAACTGCGGGAGACATTATTTTTAGCGCGAGCATTAATGGGGGGCCATTTGGAAGTGCCTGGTTTACTAATGAGACTGGACGTATTGCAAGACTGGGGCCAACCACAATTAAACTTTATAAACCCCTTG